GTTGGAGGAGAGGGAAACCTGGCCTCGCGATTCACCATTGTGTCGCCGAGGGCAGCCATCGAACTTACCTACGAGGAGGCGTCGAAGAAGATGCCCATCGAGAGGTTTTGTGTCGGGGCTGACCTTGTTGTGTTTCGTGTTCCAGCCGGGTTCGGGGCAGCTCTTGGCAAGGCGTTTCCAGTGCGCAGCCCACGACAGGGTGACGCTTGCAATCTCTTCGGCGTCGACTCCTATGGACAACAAGTCTTCACTACGAGTGGCACTGTTGTGCGTGATGGCGAGAATCCTTTTCGTCTCCGCCACTTTGCCTCATCGGAGGCTGGCTGGTCCGGCACGCCCCTTGTTTCGCATGGGGCTTGCATCGGTGTCCATTTGGGATCAGACGCCCGGGGAAATGAGAAGTTCAACTTTGCGACATCAGGAGCAATGTTCGACCGGCATCGCACTGAGTCTCCCTGGCAGGAGGATCTTCACCGTGAGGTGGACCTTCCGCTGGAGGAACCAGAGCATGTCCTGGATGACTACTCCGTTGATGAGGACGGTGAGGAGCGGGTATCGCGCTATGCGGTGTCCGGCCCACAGTACTATCTTGAGGAACGGCCTACGGGCAGGACCTTTGAGTTTGGGTACTCGTGGGCTGACGCTGCATATGAGCAACCCGACTACACGCGGGATCCTTTCGCTACGGAAGAGCTTGAGGCAGGCGAAGCTGCTGGACCACCGCAACGACCCTGTGACGAGGATGGATGTTGGCCTACGAAGGCGCTTCCGATTCCCCCTGCTGTGTTGGAGAGCTTGGCTCGGCCGACGTTGAAGCCGCTACCGCGGCCTCCGAAGCCGTTGCCTGAGCCCCGCGCAGTGTGTGGAGGTTCGAAAGTGCCCAAGAAGCCATTGCCCTACCCCGGAACATGCGTGAGACTAGAGTCGGGAAACGTGGCTGGGGCACCGGAGAGGTGCCCGCAACCAACCGGCTCCGGACTCTCTACCAACTCGGACAATATTGCGACGAGGGAGCCGTGGCAGGTGGTGACACCTCCACATCTCTCTCCGCGGCAGGCGAGATGGCGGAAGATACTCGAGAAGGATCGCCGCCAATTCCCGCCGTTGCCGCCTTGCCCGGGGTTGGAGAAGGAGAGCAAGCCAGTTGTGGCATGCCCCTCAGGAGAGCCGGCCGCACAGGAGTCACCTTCCATTCCTCAGGCAGGACGAAGGAGACGCGTGCGGCACAGGAAGCGAAAGAGCTCTGTGAAGAGCTCAGGGCCGTTGACTGGCCCTTCCGCGGTGGATCCGCAGAAGAGGCCTCTCTGAGCTACCAGTCTATGCGCCATCGCAGGACAGCTCCGCCCGAGAATCTTAACGAAGTAATCACCACTGTGATAGACCGTTATCCTCGGGCGAAGCGTTTGCCCCCTGGCCTTTCCCTTGATGAGTGGGAGGCCGGTTGCCAGATGACTCTGCTTCAACAAGGAGAGCTTCTGGGCATCCCAGCGATTCTCGACAAGTGCATTAACCTGCGCTCTACCCCAGGCGTGCCTCTGGCTGCGCTCGGATCCACGAACAAAGAAGTTCTGTCGGAGTACCGAGTGTTTGTCATTGAGGCCGTGGTGGAACGTGCGCGGGAGCTTGTGCGTGCCGGGTCTCTGGAAGGAAGCACCGCTGAAGAGCTGATTCGGCGGGGTTTGACTGACCCTGTTCGCCTGTTCGTGAAAGAGGAGCCCCATCCGGTTGAGAAAATCCGGACGAGGCGTTTCCGTCTGATCTGCAGCGTGAGTCTCATTGACCAGATTGTTGAGCGCCTTTTCTCCCGTTGTCAAAACGAGGAGGAGGTGCGTCGGTGGCAGCAATGCCCCAGCAAGTCAGGATTGAGCCTCGCTGATGATAGTGTGATGGAGGCGTTTCGAGTTGAGGTGCTTGATCGCGCGCGGGACACGGGGTTGGTTGAGACGGACATGACCGGGTGGGATTGGAGCGTGCAAGAGTGGGAGCTAGATGCTGAGGCGCAGATGCGAATCGCACTAGCCGGCGTCGGTCACGACGACCCCTTCGCGCGACTTTGCCGCAACCGAATGTACTGTTTGTCGCTGTCTGTGTTTGCGACGTCAGGTGGGAAACTGCTGGCCCAGCCCTTTCGGGGGCTGCAGAAAAGCGGGAGCTACAACACGACGAGTTCTAATTCAAGGATCCGTGTTTTGGCCTCCGCGCTGGTGGGAGCCTCCTGGTGTTACGCCATGGGCGACGACAGCCTCGAAGCGAAGAGCGCTGATGTGAAGGAGATGAAGGCGAGGTATGAAGCCCTCGGGCACCAGCTGAAGCAGACCAAAGAGTGTGAGAGCACCTTTGAGTTTTGCTCGCATGAGTGGACCCCTGGGCGGATTCACCCGACGTCCTGGCACAGGACACTCTACAGGTTGTTGAACCAGAAAGCCCCGAGTCGAGCCCTCTTGGTCGCGCAAGCGATCGAGAAGGGAGCTCCTCTGGATGGCATCTGGGGATCAGTCTGTCAAGAGGATCTGATGGGCCAGTTCCGTTTTGTGATGCGCCATTCCCCCGAACTGAGACGGTGCGAGGAGATCCTGTTGCGCGTGGGCTGGCACGCGCAAGCCAACCGCGTCAAAGATGACCAAGTCCAAGACGGGGAAAGCCGCTAGGCGCCGCCGGGCACGGCAGCGCCAGGCGCAGGGCAGGGGGGGAGCCTTGAACATGCAAGGACCCTACCCGACTGCTAAGGGTGCGCCCATTACTGGTGCGGCTAAGGCACGGCGCCGCAAGCGTCGTGCCGGCCGCACTGGGGGAGCCCAAGGCAGCATTGGAGGAGCGAGTCAGCTAGGGCCATCGATGCCCCGGTTCGGTTTTGCGCCGGCATCCATGGGAGCGCAGCTCCCGCCGGCGCGTTTCCGTATCGCGGGGCAACCGCAGGCCGTGGCTGACTTCGACATCGAGCGAGGCGTTCGTATCGAGGGGTGTGGCCTGGCCAACCTCACGATCGTCGCCGATGGAACAGACAATGGGGCGATTTTCGACCCGGTCGCCAGCGCACAAGGCTGGTGGCTAGGCATGCCGCCCCAGCGCCTGGACCCGCGCCTCAAGGCCTTTGAGGAGATGTACCAGTACTACGCGATCCGTCGCGCCAAGCTTTGCTATGTGCCCACCGTGGGATCAAACACGTCGGGCGCGTTGGCAATTGGCTGTGCGCAGGACGCCGAAATGCAGTACGCGATTACCCAACCGACCGCGTCGCAGGTGCTGGAGCTATCGGAGTCGATGCTCACTCCACTGTGGCAGCAGGCGTTGGTCGAGTACGAACACCGGGGCGCCAAGCTCTGGGAGACTTACTCGGCGAGCGGGG